CCTCCAGCTTTGCTGAATGCGTTTTTGCATCGATGCCTTTTTGCGTCAGCTTTTCGAGGGTATCGCTGGTTTTCTGTTCCTCGTGCTGCTGCGCCGCGATCTGTGCCGTTTGTGCGGCCTTCTTTCGCTCATACTCCAATGGACCGCCCGTAAGCCCCTGATCCCTCGCGAGCCGCGCCGGCTCGGTGGGCTGTGCTGACGCAATCTCCGCCTTGCGGCGCGCCTCCTCAGTTGAATAATCCAGTGGGGTTGCCTGTCCCGACGCGACCGCCTCACGCATCGCAGTTGTCGGCGCGAGCGCATCCATGACCTTATAGGCGGCCTGTCGATAGCTATCCGCAGTCGCCTTCGCCTCGTCCAACTTAATGCCGCCGAGGCCTCCCATGGCGATCGCCTGATCGATCTTGGTTGCCTGCTCAAGGGCCCTCTGCACAAAGCCGAGCTCGTTTCCGCGCCACTGCCGCGGCACCATGCCGGCCGCTGCAGAAACCTGTGCCGGCGTCGCCTGCGCGGCCTGCACCAGCCGGGCCGGCGGCACCCGCGGATCCACGATAGGGGTAGGCCCGGTCTGTGCCGCGGGCGCGCCCGGCTGCGCCGGCCCAGGCGGCTGCGCCGGCGGCGGCACGACGTTCCCGGTCCTGTTCACATTGTCGACCGCTTGCGTGGTCGTCATATCGGGCGGGATCGTCTGCGCCGGCCCGACCGTCGTCTGGGTATTCGGCCCGGTCAGGTTTGACGTTGGTCCCTGCTGTGCAGGCGCGGCCTGCTGTGCAGGCGCAGCCTGTTGCGGCTGCATCGAAGGCGGCGACGCTCCGCTGTCCGGGCCACTGGTGTAAGGGCTTTGTATCCCGCCGAGCGCTTCGACGCCCTTGATGCCGTATTGAAACCGCAGAAGGGCCTGCCCCTGATCGACAGCGCCGAGCCGAAATAGCTTTTCGGCCGCAGCCCTGTAGTCGGGCTGCCCGCTTGCGTCTTTGGGGAAGCCTTCCGAAAAGACGTTGCGGAGCGCCTGCTGTTGCTGTTGCTCCTGCCCTTTGTAGTAAGCATTGCCGAGCTCGCCGAGCGGCGAGAAATCGACCTTCGGCGGGATCAGGCTCGGCGGCCCGATGGTCTGGACAGTGTCCCAAGCGGCCATTGTGCTTTACTTCGGCGTTCCTGGTATGAAACTCGCCGCCGCCTTGGCGGCGTTGAGCCCGAAATTCCACAGATTGGCCGAGGCGTTCGCCGGCGCCATGTCGTAGGCCGCCTGTGCGTTACCCTGGGCGACATTGCTGCCGTAGGCCAGATTGGCCTGGGTGCCGTAGTTTTGCGCCGTGTTGCCCGCCATTGCGTTGTAGCCTGCCTGCGCGCCGCCTGCGTTTGCGGTCGAGGCGCCGATAAAAGGCTGCAGGTTTCCGACGTATTGCTGCCAGTTTTGATTGGCGAGGTTTTGCGCAAGCCCGGTTATTCCAGCCGCCGTGTTGCCTGAGCCGAGCGAGCCGGTCGAGGCCGCGTTGCGCATGTAATTCTGCGTTGCCTGATCAACGCCATACTGATAGCCGGGACTGCCCTGGAAATTTGCCACCGCCTGCGCGTTGCCTTGCGGCCCGTTGACGCCGAGCGCGTTGGCATAGGCGGTCTGCCCGCGCTGCGTGGTGTCGAGATTGGACAGAAACGGCGCGACCCCCTGGGTGTACTGCTGGGTCGAGGTGTCGAGCCCGGTCTTGAGCAGATCCTGCCCCTGCTGGGTGCCCAGCCGGATCGCATCCTTCTGCGCCATCGCCGCGTCCTGCGCAGGCTGGGCAGAGAAATAATCAAACAGGCCCATTTAGATCACCCTGATCTGCACGGCATTGCCGCTTCGATAGAGGCCGCCGATCGGCACGCCGGCGGTCGCCGCGGCGGCGTCGTTCGCCGCATTGACGAGGCCGCCGACGTTCCCGGTCGCCATCGACCGCGCGACCCGATCGATCGACTGCAACCATTCCATCCACGGCGTTGGCACCGCCGCGATGCCGCCGTCGACCGTGACGAGCGGAACGTGCGGCTGTTGCGGCAGCGGCTTGGGTTGCTGCAGGGCCATTACGGTGCCCTCACGGTGGTTGATTGCGTGCCGCCGAGATGGCCGATGTAGACCGGGTCGGCGATGTCGAGCCGCCAGCGCCGGCCGTGACGACCGGACATGCCGAGCGAGGTTGCGTAACAGGCGTGCCGGCCGTCGGCCTGCTTGCCCAACTTGCGCATGATCGGCACGCTCCACTTGGTGCCGCCGTCGTCCGACCACGAGATTTCGATCGTCGGATCGACCTGGATCGGGTCGATGCCGGTCGCAATGCCGACGCCCGGCTGAAACTCAAAATCCGCCCGCGCCACCCTGGTGCGCACCGGGAAATCCGCCACCGGCCCGCTTTCGATCCGGCACACCTGTTGCACGCCGTATTCGGTGAAGGTGGCGCCGTCGATCGCGCCCAGATTGCCCGACTGCGTGTCGCCGAGGATCCACTTGTTGAACGCGAGCGTACCGCCGATGCCGCGCCAGCGGGTGAACTGACCCGTAAGCAGGCTGGCGCGCTCGTTCCACTTCTGCGCACCGAGCCCGAATTCCCAGGTGAAACTTGGCCCCGAGATTGTCCAGAACGACTTGCCCTCGTGGGTGTAGCAGCCGGCCTCCAGTTGTGTCGGGTCGACCTTGGCCTGTGCCTGGATCAGGCGGTCGAGGTCGGGCGGTGACACCTTGTCGGGCTGGAGGCCAGTCCCGAGCCGGTAGACCCCGCAATCATCACCGACCCAGAGCAGATTGCCGAAACCCTCCTCCCAGCCGGCGAGCGCGGTGGGAGCGATCAGGCCGCGATCGAGCACGGCGAGGCGCGAATAGGGAAAGCCTGGAGGCGGGTTTGCGGTGTCCGACCACACCTCGCAGCCCGCCGTCGTAAAGATGAACAGCAGGCCCTTGTGCGCCACCACGCGGATCAGCGCGTCCTGTGCCTTGCTCTCCGCGACCGTGAAGCACAGCGGGTCGACCGAGCTCGAATTGATGCCGGTGGCGAACACCCGCCGATCGCCAATGCCAAAAAAGAAATAGCCGTCCTGGAAGCACACCGAATTCGCAAACGGCAGATCGGCATCCGGCCACGCGACCGGCGCCGCGCCCGATGCGTCGGTCAGGAAAGCACCGTTCTCGGTGACGATCGCGACCTGACACGTCGGCACCAGATTGTTGCGCGCCATCTGCACCTTTTTCGTGCCGGCGAGCGCGCCAACGTCGGCGTCGACCCCGTTTGCGTCGATCTTGCGCAGCCGGCCATTGAACGCCGCAAACAGGAAATTGTTGACCAGCAGGCTGCCGCGGTAGCCGGCCTGCGCGGTGGTCGCAAACGTCGCGAGGCCCGGCTGCCGATGGCGCACCGAGCGCCCATCAACGATCGGCTCAGCCGAGCAGTTGATCAGACGCCCGGCGCCCTCGACCGGATGACCGCCGGGGGCAGTAGTCAACGGAAACGGGATTTTCGGCGGCGCCGGCATCAATAATACTCCGTGCGCAACCGCTCATAGGTCGGTCGTCCGCGCACGATTTCGCGGATCTGGCTCTCGGCCTGCAGCACCTGAGCGTTAAGCTTGTCGAGCTCGTCCTGCTGCAGCCCGAAATTCTGCTTGTTGCTGTCGGCGAGCAGGATCGCGGTCTGGATGAAAATCTCGTCCGGGACCGCGTCCGGGTTGGGGATGTAGACGAGCTCGCGAGCAGCCAGCGCCTTGAGCACCGTGTCCACGTCGTCGTCGATGATCTTGGCGGTTTCGGCGTCGACCGTCTGGCCGACCGCCGAGATACCGAGAACATCGAGCGCTTTCGAGACAAGGTCTGCCCGCGTGCGGCTCATCAATCATCCTCGATCATTTTGCGGTCATCGAGCGCGACCGGATCGATGTCCTTGCCGGGCGGCGTGATCGGCTCGGCCGTCGGCCTGACCCGCTTCGCCCGCGGGTGGCCCTCGACCTCAAACCACGGGTTGGTTTTCGCCGACGCGATGATGTCCTTGCGGGTCACCCGCTTGGGCACGTTGGCCTCGAATGTCACGCCGGCTGCATCGCTTTCGCCGGCCCACACGGTGGTGACCGGATCGCCGGGATCGAGCGGCCGATAGGTCACCATGGTGCCTTTCGGCTTCTCGACCTCGACCTCGTGTTCGGGTTCGTCCTCATGCGTATTGCGTGGCCGCCCAGGCCTGCGCTTCTCGTGCTCGGTCATGCGGTTTCCCTTCCGTAGAGGGACCGCGGGGCGCCGGGTGGAACCCCGCGGCCAAGTGAGCTCCCTCCCCCATTGGGAGAGGAGGGAACACCCGAGGTCACTGGTCGTTGTCCGGGATGTAGCTCAGGATCAGCGTGGCATCGCCCGCCGACGCAGCGCCGCCGGTCGAGGCATACTTCAGCCAGATGTCCACCTCGTTGACGCTTGCCATGCCGACCGCCGTCCCCGCCGCAAATCCGGCGGCATGCAGCGACTGCGACGCCGCGATGTCGGTGCCGCCGTTGGTCGACCCCAGGACAATGGTATCGGTGGTCACGGAGTTGAACGCCGTATTCACATGAACCGCCACCGCCGTGATGATCGAGCGCGCCGGCAACCGGCCGATTTTGACGCCGGCCGTCATCGCCGCCACGTTGTTGATACCGAGCCGCACGCGGAAGAAATGCTGCTGTTGCTCGCCGGAATTGCGCGCCGGCAGTGCCGGCGGCACCACCAGCGCGAGGAAGCC